CCTGGCAAATAAACGTTATAATAATCTTGCTCAGTTTGTTTTACAACAACCTTGTAAGAGTACCAACCTAAAGGGTTATAGTCAGCGCTATCCGCGTCGCTATTATAAAGGCCAGGATATCCAGCACCTTCTATGTTGGCTGGTATTTGACCATCTATTATTATTTTCAAAGAATCGCCAGGCCAAGAATCTATATTGTTATTACCGGTACCTGGATCAGCTTTATAAGGGTTGTAAAAAGTTGAACCAGAGTAAGTTATACCACCTTCAACAAACACTTCGTTCTTCTTGTTGCCTACTGGAGATAAAACTACAGTAGACTGTCTACCGTATCTATCTGATAGTACGAATCCAACTTGATAACTTCTATTTTGCTTTAAAGTATGCATAGGATATTCTACTTCGCTAGTATACCTTAAAGTGTTATTGGTGTTATTGTTGAATGTGTATTTTTGATTAGCAGCAACATTATAATTAATGGAAGCTGGCGGCGTGTGTTTGTCTTGAAAATTACTATAAACAATTCTATTGCCTATAACCTCCTGACCTAGAGCTTTCACAGGAACTCTATCAAACACTCTAATTATCTCCGCTTCGGGTAAAGTTTTGTAAGGTTTTCTAGATTGGTATTGATACGTATACACAGAAGAAGTGTTAACAGAATCATCTGAGTTTTTTGAAAAAACATTTGAATTTATAGATTCTAGAATTTTAACACTTAAAGCATCAGATTCTTTGTAAAGTATATCCATTTCAACAACATCGAGATTAGCATACAAGCTGTTAGCTGCAAAAGGAAGTGGAATATATAAAGCTACATTATTAACTTTATTCTGCATAAATCTAACTATAGAGCTTCTGAAAGCTTCATCCTCGTCCGATGCTAGGAAATAACCATCTTGCTTAGGAACAAAAGCTGGCTGAGTAAAAGGAGCCATTATAGAATACTCTCCGTCATTAAATTTAAATCTATAACTAAACCTAACAAACTTGTCTTCTAAATAATCAGGATCTCCAGGCCAAGCAGCTGCTACGCCGTTTTGATCTAATATTTGATTACCTTGAGGTGCATTTAAAAAAGGATTAGCTGTTCCATCTGGAAGTGTAGGAGAAACAACATCTTGCATTGAAGTGTAAGAACCAGACCCACTAGTATAGTACATGTATATAGGCTGGTACGGGTTGTACTTAGCTACAGACATTTTATCTTCTGTACTATAATAAATGCCGTCAGCTATTTGCCAGTTTATTTTACGTGGTTGATTTCTATTGTCTGTCCAAAAAAGTAAAGTTTCTAACAGATTAATACCGTGTATTGGCGATGATTGAGAAAAATTTAAGAACGAACCGTAAACCAAAAGAGTTGGATTTTGTTTCGTTGTGGTGTTGTATGCGTATATAAAGTTGTTAGCTGAAGGACTATATGTTGATATGCCAGTCGAAGCGTAGTCTTGATCATTATAATCAGTTAAAAACACAAATACAGTGCTAGTTGCAGTATCTGTATGCATGCCAATAGATTTTAAATCTAAACTAGTTATGCTTTGGTCGTTTAAAAAAGTTACAGCAAGTTGATTAAAATCAACAGCTAAAGTGTTACCTAACGCGTTCTCTAAAGCACCTACGTCTTCGCCTTCTGATTTACTAACTTGTATATTTTGTCCGTCTCGATATTCGCCAGATGGTAATAATCTACTATCTAGGTCTTTATTCATTTTAGACTTTATAAAAGCATTTTTAACTTCAGCCATTCAATTTAGTATTTAATCCATTTAGATTTACCTCTAGCAATCTGAACAAACTCATTTAATTTTATATTTGACAATCTAATCTTAGCGTTTCTAAGCTTAGCGCTTCTTTCTCGTTTTAATCTCTGCACAACATACTCAGGCTGATTAATTCTAGATGCTATAATTGCATGACTTATATGAGCATACAAAGCTTCTTCTGCTAATTTAGGTATCTTCATATCAGCATCATAACCTAAACCATCTGATATGTATTCTAATACTATAAGCTTATCAGCAAGATCACTAGAAAAAGACATCTTACCGTTTTTTTCGTTTATAGTAAACCACCCGTTGACTTGAGATGTTTCAGGTTGTAAGCCATATCTTTGGCCAATATAATTATCTCCATACATTCCTGGGTAACCTAAGCCATCCGACAATAACATACCTGTAAGGTTGCTTTGAGCTGCGTTAACCTGCTCTAAGTTGTTAGTAGCCCATCGATCTTCTGTTATAGAGGTAGTGTTTATGTTCTCACTTAGATTGTCTTGTATTGCTATACCTTGAGTATCTTGACTAGGTGTTTCATAGGGATTAGTAGTTAAAGTAGTTGGATATATGACATGTTTAACTCCCAGACTATCAATCCAAGATACGTTTACGTAGTTAACATAATCTTGAGGAAGCGGTATGCTAAGATTAGCAGGAATATTTAATTCTTGAGATCTTATGCTTTTTAACGTATCATAGCTAAACTCTTGAAGTCCTCTTTTAGCAAAAAACATTACATCTGTTGTTTTAGCGCTAGGTATCAATTTTCCAGCTCCAACGTAACCTATCATGAAGTTAGTTATAACATCTTCTAAAGTAGTGTAAGCGTAGCCTCCATAATTATTCTCTACAGCGTCACCATACGCGTCTCTATCTCCATATTCTCCACCATACTGACTAAGCAGCTGAATTACAAACCACTCGTTAGACTGTGGAGCAATGTCTAAAGTTATTACGTTATTTGAAACCGTATAAGACGAAGTGTACTCTACGAAACTGCCAGGAATTCCTAGTTGACTCACGTATAATTTAAAATTGTTTAAATTATATCCAGCGGTTGTTGGATCATAACTACCAAAAATTAAATCAGTATCAAAAGTAGCTTTTATAGTAGAGTTTACTATAGGTGCTTCAAAAGTTTGAGAACCAGAATAATATTGCGAGTTAGTTTCGGTTATTAAACCGTTATTAGGTATAGCCATTGTTTAACTTTTTTTATTAGCTTCATCAGCTTGTACTAAAGCAGCAGCTGTTTGCACTACTTCAGGATCTCTTATTATGATACCAGAATATAACAATATTTTTAATATAACTTCAGTTTGTTCTGATTCGTGTATCTCAAAATTAGTAGATCCCGTTGGGTTACTTAAAGAGTAAGGCGTATTATTCCATACGTATTGACCCACAGAGCCTGGAGTAAATCCCCATACTATATCATTAGGTTTTCTTATATAGTCTACTTTTATTTTATCTGTTATAGTTGTTGGTTTTATAAAAAGCTTTTGGTTTTCATAAAGATAAGCTGGATTTATAGTGCTAGGTTTTGTAAGTCTAGACTGATTAGCATAATAGAACTCATGTCTATCTAGTCTTTGAACAACCTTTTCGTCGTTATAAAGCACGTTGCCTAGTCTGTAAAAAGAAACAACATCACCGTAAGTGTCTGATGTGGGTAGTACAAAATACGAAAGGCCACCAATTGTAGTGTATATTGCGTCGCCGAATGTTTTAAAAATAGCTAATTTTTCATCGATGTTTTCTTGTCTATCGGCATAATCTGTATCCGCTTGAGGAACACGTAGTTGCTGATTAAGATCATCAAAGTATTTTTCAAATATTTCTAACTGTACTTGTGTTGCTACTGTATTAAACTCAGTCGGGGTCATATAACCACGCTGCTCTTTATTCAGTATCATTAAAACAGTTTGATATACTGTATTTACGTTTATAGCCATTTGTTATTATTATTAAAATAAAGGAGGCGTTAGCCTCCCTTATAGTATTACACGTTAAGAGAACTTTTTCTCTATAGACTGAAAGACTTGAATGCCTTCGTCTGTCTTGAAGAACGATGCCATAGCTGAGTATGGATTTTCATCAAAAGGCACTGTCATTAATTTTCTACCATTAGAAGCCCAAGTAAATGTTCTTTGGTCATCAGCTAGTTTAATTATCTTAGCTTCAGTTGCTCTAATTGCAAAATTTCTTAATTGTACGTTATCATCATTAGCTAGCGTAATAAAGAGTTTAGGGTTATGCTTAGCGAATAACAATAAATCTCTTTTAAGCTCCTTAGAACTCATGTCAGATACTTTAGATCCAATCTCAACTCTCATTATAGCTTCAGCTTGATCTACATCAATGTTCTGAGCTAAGTTTAGCGCTTCGATTTCTAATTCTAAATCTAAAAGTTCGTCTTTAGCTTCTTCCACTACGTCTAATTCAGAGTATATAACTCCTTTTAGTGGGTGATATAACGATAATATTTTTTGAAGGACTTGGTTCTTTTTTGGAACAAACAAGCTTCCTTCTTTAAAAACAATATGCCCTAACGTTGCTTCTCCACCTTGTTCATCTTTAAAGGGTGAGTTTTGATTAGTTGCATATCTTATTTCACGTTGCGTGTTATTACTTTCATCATAGTGCAGTAGAGCGTGTCTAGTGTTATGTCTTGATGGAATTTTTAATGTCAACGGTTTATTACTCCCGGTTAGTAAATAAGTTCTGTCTTTTACTTCCCATGATATATCTTTAATTACTTCTTTTTTAGCCATAATATAATAAAATTTAATAGTTTAATAAAGGTAAGAATTACCCCCGTAGATTCAACGAGGGCAAGTCTACCAATTGTTTATGCTCCTTTGAACAATACAAAGTTGTTAGCAGCTTGTACCACTAAACATCTTTCAGATAAGAAGTTAACATCCATTGCATCTAAACTAGAAGTGAAAGCACCACCAGCAGATCCAGTTAACCAAGACTTCATACGACGATCTTCTGTTTGAGAAGCTCTGTATCGTACGTGTAAGAATGGTCGACGGATATTAGTTCCTAAAATTTGATCGTAAACTGTAGAAGTTCCAGCTGGTACTAACACTCCTTCAATAGAAGAGATTCCGGTTGTTGCTCCACGAGTTGACGCGTCATTTAGGTATTTCCAGTCTGTTTTGTAGAAATCGTAAGATCCTCTACGGAAACCGCTAAACCCTAGGTTTAATGCCATTTCTTCAGAGTTTTCAAATAATCCATAAGCAGTACCACCAGCAGTTCCAGCAGAAAGACCAGCTAACATATCATCAATTTCTAATGAAGTTGTCCGGTCTAAGAAAAGCATGTTCTCTTCAATCGCTCCTTGAGTATCTAAGTTTTTCAAGATATTATCAAAGTCAGTTAAGTTGGCTCCACTAAATGCAGTTTCAACGTTACCTCTAGCTTCTACAGCAGCAAACAAACCTTGCGTACCTTTAAATCCTCCAGCTAAAGCTCCAGATCCTGCAGCAGCAAGTTCTCCTTCAACTACACTCATTTCTAAGTAGTCTTCAAAACGTAAGCGAGTTTCAGATTCAGCTTTTAAATACCATAAGTATCCAGAAGTTCCGTCTTCAGTAGCCACTTCAACCCAACCGATTTGAGCCATGTCAGATCCATTGATAGTGTAATTGCTACGAATAATAATTGGTGAGTTGCTAAATTGAGTAAACGTAGGGTCAATACTAACGTTAGTAGTTCCCGTGATTGCTCCAGCAGCTCCATCCCAGTTAGTTGTTTGAGATCCTTTGTTGAATTCAGAACCGTATACAAATATCTTAATTCCAGTCGCAGCAAGTGCAGCTGTATTAGCAGCAGTATAAGGAGCTACAACTAAAGCGCCAGTTCCTGGGTTAGAAGATGTAACTACGGCTTTCAACTCAACACCAGCAGCGTCCATAAGAACGATAGTTTGGCCGGGAGAAATAACGTTTACAATACCAGCCGCTACTGGAATTCCAATACCGTTTGCATCATCATTGGTACATCCGTCGTAAGCAACGTGTAATCTATTTTGTTCTGACCAAATAACTTGATCTGACGTCATTGGCATTTCAGCTCCAACCATACGTAAGAATCCAGATAATGTTCTGTTTCCATAACGCTCTACTTCTTGTTCGTAGATTTCAGGTAGATACTGCTGAGCAAAGTCAGACGTACTGTTGTTGAACTGTAAGTAGTTCGATTGTAATAATTGTTGTGACTGCGATGGTACTATCGAGCCAAAATTAGGTGCAATTGCCATAATTTTTAATTTTAATTGTTAAATTTTCTTGTTTTAATTTTAAGTTTTGAAGAGTCTTGCCCGGTAATCGCTTTTACTTTAAATCCATTTACAAATACATTACCATCTTGTGTTTTTCTAGGTTCTGTAGTTATGTTCTTGTCTTTAGCAATCTGTCCTTTTATAGCGTCTGTTTTTCCTTGCTCATAAAAGTGCTGTGCAATAGTGTCTGCGTTTCTCGCTGCATACAAAGCTTTATGATAACCTTTTGTATCAACAACTTCTCCTTTGTCATTCAAGAACGTCTTGATGAACGTGGAAATGTCTTTTTGATTATCTGCAACCTTAACTGGATCTTTAACGCCATATCTAAACTTTTTCTCTCCAACTTTAAAATCAAAACCTTTGAAATCGTTGTTAAGAAGCTCGTCCGTTTGGCTAATAAATCTGTCTTGGTTAACTTTGGTAGCTGCCTGCTCTTCGTTGTATCGGTTAAAAAAGTCTGTAGCTTTTTGTTGCTCAGGATTAACCCCAGGTCTCAACTTGATCTCTGCGTAATATTTATCCTTAAGCGATTCCAAATAGCTTTTGGCTTTTGCAACTTCTTCTTTATATGCAAGTTTCTTCTTTCGAATATCTCTTGCTTCGTCTAAATCTTCATCAAAACTAAAAGAGTCTTCAATTACGAAGTCAATTTCTTCTGAATTTAAATGTGGTTTAGCTTGTTTGTAATATTCTTTTAATAATGCTTCTCCGTCAACGTCGCTATAATCAGCATTAAGCCTAGCGTAGTCGTCAATAGTTCCACCAGTTTCTTTCATAAACTCAATAAGTTTATCTACATTTTCTGGGTAGTCTTGTGTTTGAGCTTGCGGTAATACTTCTTTTTGTTCCTGTGGGGTGTCGGGACCTTCAGTGCCTCCAACCATTGTGACCTCTTCAGGGTTATCGTTTTCATCTTCTACTAATTCTAAAGGTGATTCTACTTTTTCTTTGAGATCAATTTTAGTAACTTCACTGGAGTCGCTCCGTACTTCTTTTTCCACTTCTGGTAGATCTCTGGCTTGTTTATCATCAACCACATTTTCTGTTTCTCCGACTTGAATGGCATCTTCTTCTGTTTTTTTACTTAAATCTATCTTAGTAACTTCAGGAACAATGTTTCCTTGGCCTTTAATTTTTGGAGTTTTCTTTTTTAATTTAAATTCTCCTTCTTGTTTTACTTCTTTTGTTTCTGACATAATATAATATAATAAAAATTAATAATTCCCTATCTTGGGGTAAACTGTTCTAAATCAAAACCGCCTAAGCCGTCATTAGTTGATTCGAAGTTTTTAGGTAGCAAATCATTTTGCCTTTGATCTATAAGTTCACTCTGTTGAGTGCCTTGCATTTTTATTCTTTGATCTTTTCTATTCTCTATTTGATCTTCTTTATCTCTTTGAGCCTTCATATTCAATTCAGCAAGTCTTAATTGATACTGAAACTCTTCAGCCATTAATTCTTTTTTGATAAAAGCTTCTTGCTCCATTCTCTGAATTTCCATTTGAGATTTAGCTTGTTCGATTTGAACTGTTGTTTCTGCTAACGCTTGTTGTTTTTGAACCTCTGATAAAGCTGCTTTTTCTGCAGATTCAGCATTTGCCTGTGCTTGAGCTTGTATGTTAGCCATTTGAGCGGCTTGCTCTTGTTCTGCTTTTTTCTTCTGTCTAGATTTTATAACTTCGTTAGCTAGCTTTATGTTTTGAATTTGACGAACATCTATAGCGTCTGCTAAACTAATGCTTTGCGTTTGTAGTGCAATTTGTATGCTTTTTTCTAATTGAGCTTTTTCTTCTTCTTCTGGTTCTAATTCTAAAAATATACCAAAGTCATGTAAGTGCAGCTCGTCTATCTCGCTTAATGTAGCTACATTAAAACTATTGATGCTACCTATTAAAGCTTGTCTAGTTAACGGAAACTGCAACATATCACCCACTCTAAGACTTATATTTTCACAAGATCTTATGGTTATATACATTAAAGACTGTAGTATATGTCTTGTAGCTGTATTAGAATTGGCTGCTGCTAATTTTTGTAAACCAACTAATGCGTTTTTATCAGGCGTACTTCCGTCTCTGGCTTCGTTAAGTCCGGTTACATCGCGTATCATCTGTAAATAATACTGATATGTAGATATCATGGCTTGTATTTTAGATATACCAGATGAGCTTTGAAGCTCTTGAATAGGTACTTTGCCTCTATTCATCTCACCGTCTTGAGTAAGCGATCTTCCAACTATAGTACCAGTCTGAAAATACATGTTTAATGCTTCTGCCGGGTTGTAGTTTGTTCCGTTGCCTAAGTCAACTTCAGCTAAGCCATCAACATCAACATAAACACCGTCAGGAACCATACGAGCTAGAACTTGCTGTAATTTTAAATGAGTCAATTGAATCATGTCAGCGAAACCTGTTGTTCTACTAACTAAAGATTCTATTCTACCTTGATACATTCTAGGCGCTGATATACAATAGTTCATATTAACCTTGGTAGTATCGGCAGATGGTCTTGTCATATTTTCAGACAGTTTCCATTCTAGCATAGTATCGCCCATGCCTAATATCTTTGCTCCAGTGTATAAAACCTCAATAGATCTTGAAGCTCTTTCAAAGTTGTCACTTGGAGGAGGATTAAATGTATCTTGCTTTTCTAGAGTTTTTTCTAATCCTTGTTCTGTTTGCTTTATTTTAAATACTTGATCTTGATATGTCTTGTACTCAAAGAACAACACTTGGTATTGATTAACATCGCTATTAACTTGCCAGTCGCTTTGAGAGTAGTTTTGACGACCCGGATATTTTTGTATTGTTTCTAACTCTTCATTAGTTAAATTCGGATACATTTTTTTAATCTCAGGAAGTGCTAAGCTTTTAACCTCACCTACGTAATATATATCATCAAAATTAGGATCATCTGTAGCTGAATAAACTAAACTAGATGGGTCAACGTAATCAACTTTAATACCTTCAGCTAAGTTAAAGCTAGTTTTACTAGCCGCTATACCTAATACTGTTAGATCATAAGCTAATCTTTTTTTAGTTTCATCAAACTTATTGAAGTCTAGCACGCTGTTTATTAGCTCTTCTTCGGCTATTTCAACGCTCTGCTTGTAATTAAGTTGCATATAAAGATCAAGCTCTCCTGGATCATTAGGGAGACTTTCTGGCTCTGCGGATGCATAAAAGTTTTTACCCGTTAATTTAGCTAATTCTTCTATGTTTTCTTTTTGCTGTATATCTCTTAAAGCATTAAAAGCAAAATCAGTTCTTTGTTGTGTAGCAAAGGGATCTGATGCGAAAGATTTAATCTCATATCCTTTATCTGTCATACCGTTAACAACTATGTCAACGAATTTAGATAAAACTGGAATTGGTTTCCAGTCTAAATTCAAGTAAGATAAATCACCATTATTAGATAATTCATCTTTATATTTCTGTACAGGTTGTTCACCTCTAGCGTATAATCTCAGTCTATTAAAGTTCTGGAAATTATAGGAATACCTATCCTGACCACTGTTATTTCTAAACCATTCTTGTTCAATAGCGTTTCCAACAGCTAAACCATATTCAAATGATTTCTTTTCTTCTTCAGGTACTACCTGATCTGGAAAGATGCTATTATTAGTATTGTAGACCATTTATTATATTATTTTTGAATTTTGACCTGAATTGTTATATTTTCTAAAACCTAAAGATACTTTAGACGTTACTCTTTGCGCAACAGGCGTGTATCTGTGTTTATTACAAGCCATCATAGCTAAACCAGAGCTTATAGATGCATCGTGTTTAGTTCTATTGTTTATATTAAATTTCGCCCAATCCTCTAAAGTTCTCTGAAAGTACATGTTACCATAACCTTCGTTTAGTAAACCAACGTGGTTTTCTATATAATCCTCTATAGCTGCTGCGTGAGCTTGCTTTATGTCTTCACTTGAGTTAGGTATTCCGCCTATTTCTCTTTCCGTTACAGATAACTTATGCATAACCTTATCAGGCCTATTCATAGAGTAACCTCTGTAACCTCTTCTTTTCATATAATATAAGAGTCTTGGTTTGTTATTCTCTGCTAGTATGGGCATGCCGTAAAAAACCAACGCCATTAAAACATCTTCAAAAAATATATCAGCCGTCTGTGGTCTAGCTATATATTCTAAGAAAAATAAATTAGGCGGCACGTCTTCCATTGAAAACTTAGTTAATCCATGTAAAGATCCTTTAGAACCTTTACCATCAACAGTACCAGATATATCGTAACTATCGCATCCAAAAGCTCCACAGTGCTCATTACCAGGATACTTAACGTTGTTTTTTATATTGTATCTATTTTGTAGTGTAACCGGAGGAACCCAGCTAACAAAAAATCTTCCACTTTTACTAGGAACAAACAGCACTCTAGTATCTTTAATCCCACCTTCCCACTGAAAATTACCCTGTGTAACGACATTAGTGTTACGTAAGTCTTCATTATAGTCTATTTGCTCGTATATTTTACCTAAATTAAACAAAGATTCTTTAGCTTCGTCTCTAAAAGCGTGTTTCTCTGTTCTTGGAAATTGTCTATAGTATTCGTTTAAACCATCTTGGTCATCGTGCAGTCCATCTACTTCATTTTCCCAATGTGATATAACACCTATATCTATATCTTCACCATCTATACCTTTAATTGGTTTTTTTGGAGTGTCGAATACAGGTATTCCATAAGAATCAATGTATCCTTCGTAATTCCACTCCATAGGTACGAACAAACTATATAATCCTGAGCTAGTCTGTCCATTGCGGTTTCTTTTTGTGACGTCCGAAGACTCGTATAGTTTTTTAAAATTTGATCCACCTTTGTCTAATGCGTTTGAAGTAGATCCCATCATGCACTTGCCTACTATTTTTCTACCTAATCTTAACGTTGTTTTCGTAACCCTCCAGTTGTTGAGGATGTTGTCTGGTCTCTCCCATTTACCCGATTCATCGTGGACGAGAAGCTTGAGTTTCTCTCCATCATAGGAGTTGTCCCCTGTGTTCTTCCAGTCGATCGTGGTGTCAAGACCCGCCTGTAAATCTTCGGTTGTTTCTTTGATGGAATTACGCGTGAGCCTTTTCGAAGGTACTTTGTATGATAATTCCGTCTTTGGACGTTCCATTCCGTCCTGTATTGGTTTAAAAAAGAAGGGGTAATTGATCGATATGGGTACAACTTTATCAGTGAACATTTTCTTAGCATCAGCTCCAGACTTGGAGAGTATTCCAAACCTAGCATCTCTTGAAATTGTTGCCTGGTTAACTGTGTCGGATGATGCCATGAAACTAAATCCAGACCGTCTGTTCTTAAGATAGCACATTCCGTAACACCTACTGTCCGATTTACAAGCCTCCCAGAATATGTAGAATAACCTGTTTGATTCTCGAAAATCTGCTGACCCCACGTCAATTTTAGTCCACTGCAAGTACATGTACTGAGAACCAGTAATATAAGTAGGAACGCCGTTACTATAGAACCAATAGCCTTCTTCGCGACGAACAAACTCTTTGTTAATGTACTCGTACCATTTTTCTTTAAACTCGACTGGTCTTTCGTTCCAATCATAAACTGTTTTTATTTTATTTAATTCAGATGGATACTCTAAAACTTTCCAACGTTGTTCTTCTTTCTTCTTAGAACACTTGTACACGTCTTCAGCTAACGGAAGAGCTATTAATAGGTTTTGTATATTATATATTTCTCCTATTTGCCCTGTTTTGCTTATGACAACTATGTCGTGCTCTTTATTGTATCCGTATTCCCATTTCTTAAGCCTATTCATTCTACTTAGAACGTTTGGCTTTATATGGTCTTCTACTATATAGTATAGATCCTGCTTGTACATTATCTAGATCTTCCTTCTGCAAAACCTTTAAACTCTTCGGCTTTAATGGCACTAGTTTTTGGTTTGTCGTTTAAAAGATCTTCTTCTGATTCTATTCTAGCTAATATTTCAAAAGCATCAAATATAGCAAGTTTCTTTGTAGCGGCAGCGTTTTTAAGTCTGTCAGCAGAGATATCATCTTCTGAGTCAACGATCTTTTCTTTTGCTACCTTTATAAGTTCTTCAACTGCTATTTGCCCAGCTTGGATTATATTCAGTTTCGTTTCCTTTATTTTCATATTTAATTAAAATGTCATTGGGTTCCATACAGTATAAAACCTGGTCATCAATTAAAAACTCAAACTCTCTGTTTTTCTTAAATCCAACCAAATCACCTTCATTCATTTTAAGAGCTTCTAAGACACTGTTTCCGTATTTTACTATACCAACACATTCTTTTAGCTTACTTAAGTTAGAACCATCTTTATCAACAACTGGCTTGACGAAGCAGTACTCTTTCAACGTCTTCCAGCTGTCACCTACTTTTTTCATGTATATCTGATCTTCAGATGCAAAATACATATCATCTTTGAAATATTTTCCGCTGTTTACAGATTTACCTTTTTGATTGTAGTATCTTCTAAATATATTGTGATGCACTATAACTTTGTCACCTTTCTTGAGTTCTGTTTCAAACGCTAAAGGTACGGCAATTATCTCCGCTTCTCTATTAACAAACTTATGACTAGAGATACTAGAGTTAATTATTAGCTTTTTATTACCAATACTTAACTCGTTATTGTATCTTTTGCCTATAGGTTTAATTATGAACTGATAAACACTGTTCATTAATACTCTAAATCGTATTCAACAGATATTGCCATGTTGCTATTAAATTTCTTCCAAGGAAGAATTTCATCGTGCTTTTTTATATATATATTATAAGAGTCGTCTTTATCCTGAAATAATATATCAGAGATAGTGTGACCGCCGTAGACTTGTTGACCTACAGCGTAGTGCATAGCTTCGTTTTTATAATCAGAACCTATACTTATTTTTCTTATAATGTTATTGGTCATTACTCTTTTTCAATAGTAGTGTAAGTACCATCTTCAATGTTTATATTGATAGCACCATAGATATCTTCTAGTTCTTTTTTGTACTTTTCGATATCCTCAACAACGCCAGCATACTCATGTAGCAAGCTGTGTTTTTGCGTTTCAACATAGCCGATATTAGTTAAAGACTTATTTAAGTCTTTCTGGTGGTTTGTAATTACCTCTAACTGCTCTTCAGTGATTTTACTTACTTCTTTACTTTCTACTTTTTTCATTTGATTTGATTTAATTGATTATTGGTTATTGTTATTGTTATTGTTATTTATCTAATAGCTAGCAATCCTGATGCTGGAGTTCCAGCCGCTGCAAGATTAACGCCAGTACATAGTACGTCTAGAAAAGTTCCAGCAGTTACACCTGCAAATTTAACTTCAGTTGAATCATTAAGTAAAGTTAAAGTTATGTCACCTCCAACTCCAACGTATAAAGCCGCTGGGTTTTGTGTAAAATTAGTGCTAGGTAATTCTAAATTAGCAACAGCTGGAGTGTAAGTTATATCTCCACTAAGCGCAGGTTGGTAGTTTGATTCGTAAACATACCAGGCTCCAAAAGCGCCACTTACGTCGTCAGATGTAAATGTTCCCGCAAACACAACGGTTTGACCTACCTTATCAATAGAAGTAACTACTACAGTCTGTGGGGTTAAGCTAGCTGGTGGTATTACTGTAAAGTAATCTCCTACTTCGGTTTGGCTATTAACAACGGTGCCTCCACTGTAACTCAAAGTAACAGAAGCCGTATCAGAAGGCCCACCTATATTGTATGCGTCTTCAGTTCCAGATAATATAGATATAGATCCAGAAACGTAACTACCAGTTTGCACAGATCCAACGTTAAACGATGATATTGTAAAACCCGTTGCACTTGCTTCTGTTATTGCTCCAGACGCTCCTTGTAGTCCAAAATCTAAACCTCCATTGTTTGTTGTAAAATTAGAATCAAACGAAATAACATCACCTACAGTGTATCCACCAACTGGATTCACACCACCGTTACTGTTATCTAAAGATATAGTAGAAGCAGTTGTGTTGATGACGGCTCCAACATAAGTTCCGTTATTTCCAAAGCTACTAGATAGCGTTTCATTACTAAATGTAATTGTTTTTCCAGCTGCAGAATTAGGTCCTTGATCTACTATAGTTATACTTTCTACTGTTCCATCTGCTGCTGAATTTACTTGGTATAAAGCTCCAGATGTAGGTCCTAGAGTGTTTCTAACCGCTGAACCGGTAAATGTTCCGCCGTCTGAATAAACAATAGCACTTGAACTAGCTGGTAAACCTGTTACCGTGCTGGCTAAAGCAGCGTTTGTTAATAATACAGTTTCAGCTTTCAATGTTGAGGCTAATAGAAGATCAACAGCGCTTGTAGTGAATGGTGTTTGATTTGTGTTATACATATTTTTTTATTTTACCTTGTCTTTTATTTTTTCGTATGTTCTTAGTCCGCCAAGTCCGAGCATTCCTAGCAGTACTGTCATTAAGTGTTCCATTTGTAAAGCCGGAGGAGCGTCAGCTGTTTTGGTTGCCCATATAAATAAATCTCTAATTATAAAATTATATGCTAATGCAAATCCGCAAATCCAACCTATAAAAGGTCTCCAACCTGCAACAAACAAGGTTCTATGTGAAGCTTCAGCTAGATTTATTTTGGTTTGAAGTTCTATTAATTTTTCAGGATCTAATTCTTTTCCTTTAATTGCTTCTCTTATTTCCCAAGCTAAACCTCCAGCTACAGACTTCCTACCTTCACCTCCTTTTAAAAGACCTAGTAGTACTTTCCACATTTAGTTATGATTTAGCTCTTCTAGCTCTTTCAGCTGCTCTTTCTTGAGGAGTTCCACTGGTTAGCCTTTTATAAGCAGCAGCGTTTACAGCTTGTCGCTCTTTAAAAGATTTGCTTTCGGTTCCAGTTCTAGGATCGTTTGGATTAGATTTACTATTGAACAAAGTAGAGTCTAATCCTAGTTTTTTACCAGTTTTTGGATCTATTTTTCCATTGTAATTTAAGCCACTTGCTTTGTCATCTACCGGCATCGTGCTAAGTAGGTTCTTAGCGTGTTTTTTCATCCATGATTCACTCATAATATTGTTTTTTTAGTTATGCGTTATTATATGCTTCTTTTTCCCAAGGAAGATTTTTATCACCTTCTTTCATTGAAGCTCTTGAGTATTTTTTATCTTCCCAGTAGACGTTATTATCATCGTAATTCAGCCTACCATCTTTCATCTGTTGTATATGCACCTTCTCGTGGTCAACAACATCTTGTATTTTTTTAGGATCTTTGATGTCTTTATTAATGACTATAGTACCATTATTATTAGCTTTACCTAATACGCCATCTTCCATATCTATACTATAGATAGGAGTGTTATCATTGCTGTAAGGCGCACCTTTCATTATAAAGCCCATAAATTATTGTTTGTAAGGAAAAACTTTATTTAAAGTTTCTTTTCTTTGTTGACAGCCGCAAGGTATATTAAGACCATCAGAAACTTTATCTACAAACGTTTTAATTCCTGTAGCTTTAGTGAATTTTTCTATACTGTCTCCTAATCCTTGTGATTCCATTTACTTTTTTTTGGTATACTTACAACCAACTTTTTTAGCTGGTGAACCCATATCTTCTTCCATGTAATTACTAGATCCTTTGTCAGAGCTAATCATTTTACCTCCACTTTTTAAGTTTGCAACTGGGGAACCACACAAACTTTCTACGCTATTTGGTTGTTTAAATGCCATTGTTTTTGTTTTTAATTGTCTTTTTTATAATCCTGGTCAGCATGATGTAATTGCTTTTTAGCATCATAAATTAATTCACGATCGTGAATCATTTCTTCTTTTCTTGAGTGCCTAGCATTACCAGTGTAATGACCAAAGTGTCCTTCTTCTTTCATTTTATTTCTTTTTATTTTTATTACAAAAGTTTTTAGCAGCTCCAACGCTTCCAAATCCCCACTTTTTTAAAGCCATTGCTTTTTTAGTTGGCTCTCCTTTAGCATCTTTCATTGCTCCTTGCATACCCGCAAATCTACAGGCAAAAGAAACTCTACGTGCGCTTTTACCCGTAGTTAATCTTTTACCTAGTTTTTTACCTGTTTCTTTAGTGTAATCAGAACGCATTGACTTGTTCTGTTTTTCGTAAGATTTTTCTGTAATTTTAAAAGGACTGTTTGATGTCATTACTATACTTTAATTATTACTTCTTTTCTTTAAGTTTTACCCACTTGGTTACTGTGTATCCGATACTTATAAGTAACAGAATAACTTTTAAGGTTACCTCTATATGCGTCATGCTTATTGCTAATGCTAATGCGTTGGCTGCCAGTAGCTTAATATCTTCTGTTGCCATCTGTTATTTTCCTTTAGCTAGCTGAGTTATAGGCCCTGCTTTATACATAGTAGGAGCTTTTAAAACTTGCATCCCCGTAATACCTGAACTTGATCCTTTACCGTGTAGTCTTCCTTCTTGGCTTAGTGGTCCATCCCATATATGAGATTCACCAACTACTCCACTAGATCCTTTAGCTGCTTTTTGATGTGCTTTGTCGTTGTGCATAATTTATTTTTTATTTATTAGATTCTTTTTTTAATCCTTCGTATATAGCAGTGTTGCCACTTTTATACACTTCACTGCTGGGTCCAAAAGCATCTTCTTGCTTATCAGACATAAACATAGGAGCGTTGCTCCCTAAAGACGCTTGTCTTGCGTTTATATCACCGTATATTTGTCCTGCCGTATTTTGAACGGTTTCACCGAACAAAGGCTTAGCTGCTCCTTGCTGGTTAGCCGGAATAGGTGGTTGCAATGTCATATCTGTGTTAGCTATTGCCGCAACCGCTGCAGGATTAATCATCTTTAAAGGATCTTTATAGTTCATAATTATCTATTTTTGTCGTTGTTTACGTTTTTTATTGCTGTGATTAATACTTTGTCTGTATATGTTTTACCTTTCATTATACTGTTTCTAGAACTAGTTGGGATATCTTCATCACCAAGCATAATACGATACATTCTTGCTATTAGTTGTTTACACTTTAACGAAACTTTGTAGATGTTGTATTTCTGTGTTGTCCTATTGTAGTTTCTAAAAACTACTACCCAACCGTCTTTTATCAACTTGTTCCAGCGTCTATTGTCCCAACTGTAAGCGTACGTACCGATTTTAAAATCTTGTTTAGTGAACATTCCCATGCAGTCAAAGTATATAAGTAACTCTAAATCAGCATCGTTAAGCTTGTTATTTCTACAAGCCCATCTTCTAACTATACGATAGTGTTTAAGTAGGTTTAAGTCCCTAATGTCACTAGCTTCTAATTTTCTCACAAAACAACTACAATATCCTGTATCTTAATAACAGTATACTGCTCTTTATCAAATTCTATTGTATGACCTGCGTGTCTATCGTAGTAGATTTCATCGCCTTCATTTAAAGCTTTTACTTCGTCGCTAACCGAGCGAATCACAGCTTTGATATATCTTATGTCTTCTCTATCTTTTTTTACTAAAAGCAATCCACCTTTAGTTTTGTCACCTGTAACTTTTACAGGTACAATTACTACGTTATTACCTATTGCCTTCATCAATTCTTAAGTTATTGATTACACAATCAGTTGATAATATTGTAGTAGCTACGGAAGCTGCGTTACGAAGTGCACTTTTGGTAACTAATAGAGGATCTATAATTCCTTGCTTAATCATATTTACCATATTACCTGTAACCACATTAAGACCTCTACCTTTACTCTTTGGTAATTCATATTCTAATATACCAGCGTTATCTAATATTGTCTTAAAAGGTGCTCTAATCGCTTCTAGTAACACTTCTTCTCCAGCTGACTTAGCAACTATGTTTTGTGAAGCATTTAACAGTGCAATTCCGCCTCCTGGAACAATACCTTCTTTTATCGCAGCCTTAGTAGCACATATAGCATCTTCTACTCGATCTGTTTTTTCTTTTAACTCTATATCAGAATTAGCACCAACTTTAACCACTGCAATTTTAGCTGATAACCTAGCTAATCTCTTTTCTAAGCGTATTACCGCTCCTGGGTTCTGTGTAGTTGATAAATCTTCTTTAATCTGCTCTATGATCTCTAGAATCTCTTCTGATGAATCCTGAACCTGTATAATAGTATCTTTTTCTGTTGTTACTGATCTTATGCAACTACCTAGAAGTTCTGGTTGGATTAAATCCATATCATCACCGAGATCTTCATTAATAACAGTTGCTCCTGTTAATAAAGCTAGATCATCTAGTATTTCTCTTTTATTAATACCAAAAGTAGGTGCATTTATAATGTTTACTTTGATATTGCCTTTAGTCTTGTTCATAGCGAGCGTAGAAACGACTGCTGGTTCTACATCTGCAATAATTAATAGAGGTTTGTCATTTTTAATAACATACTCTAAAACAGACTGTATTTGTCTTACGTTTTCAACAGGTGATTCAATAAGAAGTACTGCAGCGTTCTTCAACTCTGCTGTTCTTTTAACATGGTCAGTCATGAAGTGTTGATTAGTCATACCTTTATCGTATTGAACTCCATCAACTATTTCAACAACTGTTTCAGCTTCAGCTGATTGTTCCATCATTACTACTCCTGTATCTCCTACAGCTCTAAACGCGTCACCAATAATTTTACCTAGATAAGGATCGTTATTAGTTGATATAGTAGCAATTTGATCAATCATATCGCCTTGAACGCTAGTGCTGTTTTTTTCTAGGTATGCCACTACTTTGTCGGTTGCTTTTTCAATACCGCTTTTTAAGTCTCTAGAACTTACATCAGCTTGAACTTTTTGAGCTTCCTTTAGTACAGCATAAGCTAGAACTGTGGCGGTAGTTGTACCGTCTCCAGCTTCTCTTACTGTTTTACGAGCTGCTTCTTTTAAAAGCGTAGCTCCCATATTTTCTACTGGGTCCAGTAATACTATTGTATCGGCAACTGTTAC